AGTCATCATCATCCTGTGGGTTTTTAGCTGGCATAAGCATCACGCCACCCTTTGCTTCCACTTGCATCTTTTCAGTCTTAACCAAACCAGTACGATCAAGTAGTTCTTTTGCAGCTTGCATCTTATCACGAATACCTAGCTCTGTAGGATCATACAACGCACCTACCATAGCCATTGCAGCCTTTGGTGCATTACGTGCAAGAAAGGTGTGTGTTACTTCGATGATCTCTTCTTTGATACCTTTAGTAACTTCTGCATTAGACGTATTTGCGGAGTAACCAGCCAACATCTTAGCGGCGGTAATGTCACCACCTGCTTCGTCCATAAGAACCGCTAGAAACTTTTGTTGACGTTCCGTTAACTCACGTGGCATAGTACTTCCTTTACATCAATTCAAAGTGTGGACCGTCAATAAAGGGTCTACGGCCTTGTGACCTACGTAAATCTACATATGCCATCATTGCATCTTCCGCTGTACCTTCGTATGTACGAATGTCACCCTCTGACCAAGCTGCACCCCACTTGATTGCTACACCAAGTTCCTTAGCTGCCTCTTTCATTGCGTCACAAAGATCATCATAGACATTTAGTTCCCATACACCCTTGCCATGTACATAAGCCATAAGGTCTACTGCACGGCCCTCTAGGTGCTTGGACTTCATAGTCTGGGACTTACCTGCCGCTACAAGTTTCTCTTGCTCTTCTACGGTACGTAGGCCATAGATTACACCAAAGTCTACTTTAGTCAACTCAATAGCACGTTTAACTACGGCTACTAGGTTTTCATTTACTCCATCCATCTTAGATAGGCTGCGGCTTGAAAGGCTAAATGTCATTACTTCTTCCCTGTGAAAAACTTAGATACTGATCTCATACCAATGCTGGCACTTACAATACCACCTAACGAATACTGATACCAAGTAGGCATAGCTTCAAGTGAAGTAAAACCTGCTTGTACAATCTGGTTGCCCCAGTCACCACAAAATGCAAGAATGAGTGGGATACTAAATAACAAAGTAATCCACTCATCTTTCCAACTGTTCTGGGTAGCGTTAATTGCAGCTAAGTCCCAATCAAGTTCACCTGTAGCTTGCTTAACACGTATTTCTGCATTGGCTTTTTGTATAGCTACCTTACCGTCAAGATAAGATGAAGCTAGACCACCTACTGCGCCTATGATTTGACCAATCATTTATTTGTAGCCTTCTTAGCTAAGTTAGTTACACCCATAAAAACGGATACTACACCAGCTACAGATACAAAATATACTGAAGCCATGCTACCGATAATAGTTGAGGCATTGTCTAAGCCCATTAAGCCAGTAAGAACTACGCCCGAAGGATACAAAAGCATACCCCACAAAGCAAACCAAGCCATTTTCCTAGTCTGATCTCTGTGGGCATCCTCATCCTCAATACGCCTACGCTTATCATCTAAGGCTAACTTGTCCCACTCACCTTGATCAATACAGCCACTACCGTCTGCATCAACCTTATCAAACTCAGTCATTACGTTCTCCGAAAACGTTTAGCCGTTTTAGCTGCAGCTTTAGGTTGTTTAGAAAATTGTTTACCAGCCTTAGTATCTTTTCTTTTTTTGGCTGTACTTGCTGCATACTCTCCACTAGACATAGCTTTAATAGCACCAGCTGGAAGATAACGTTCTCCAGTAGCTTTTGACCCTTGCGTAGAAGGTTTACCACTTTTGGTTCTCCAATCTTGCTTTGTCCACTTGTTAAGACTTTTCTGGGATTTGGAGAGGGCCATTATTTATAGCCCCCACCCTTTGCTTTGTATTGCTTTGCGACCATTTGAGCCTTCCTTGCGCTCCACTGTCCGGGCTTTCCACCTTTGCCACCTGCCTTAACGGAGGCAACAAGACGCTTACGCATAGTAGGCTTAGTATAATTACCAGCCGCATTAACCGTTGAAGATTTTTTGGTTGATTTCACCACGTGTAATTCCAATATCTTTTAGTTCTTTGTCGGACATATTACGAAGAAGCCAGTAATCTGCACGTTTTTGTTGTGCTACTGCGATTGCTTCAAACCAATTAATTAACCATTTCATGTTTATAACTCCTTGTTCATGAACATATGTACACGGATTATCCAATGTACATAGGAGTTATACCATACTTAGTTATATCATACTACAGACAATAATGCAACCCCGCTATTACCCTACCGGGATGAAGGTTTCAGTTACGGTAATAATAGTATCTAGGTGACCTGCACTAGAGGGCTGAACTTGTATCTTATCACCCGGTTGTAGTACTAGATCAATATTAGAAAAAGTTATGTAATCACTATGTCCTATACTTTTACCATGTAGGAAATGTGATGTATAAGAGTCTGCCGCTACGTACCATTCTACGTCTACGTTAGTACTGCCACTTGTTGCGCCATTAACCAGCTGAATAAACGTAACTTCCGCTGTACAATTAGCAGGGCAAGTGTATACAACCTCAAGGCTAGTGCCTGTGTTATGACCGTATACAGAACGCATACGTGAAGGTTTGCCTTGGTTGAATACTGACATGTAGTCTATTTATTCCCGTTAAGTTCGTTCATATATACTTCAAAGGCTGCTTTAGTTTTACCCATACCTACTGGTAATCCAGTCTTTTTCTTTTCTGCGTCCGTCATCTTGCTCCACTTAGCATACGTAAGGTAAGGACTATTTCCTTTAAATGGCCCTGTACCTTTTTTACTTGCTATATAGGCTTTGGCTTTAGCAAGATTGTCTAGTCTGCGTTTAGCTGCTGCAGCTTTAATCTTAGCGTTAGCTGCATCTACTTCTTTTTTCTCAGCTACGGTCATGTCTCCATAGCCTTTGCCTGCACGAGTTACTGTATCGGGACGTGCTTTGGGGCGAGTAGTTTTAACAGGTCTAGCTTTAGGTCGTAGTGAAGTCTTTACGGCGGAGGCAGATTCAGGCTTCTTAGCGGTTTTAGGTTTCTTCCAATCGTTAGCCCATTGAGTAAGTGTCTTACCGGACTTCTTGAGTTCTTCTGCAGTTACCGCAAGTTTCTTTGTACCCTTCTTATCAAAAAAGAATTTAGAACCTGCCTTCTTTGCAGCTGACACTGTACGAGGTTTACCCTCTAGCTTATCCTTCGCCATAATATATCCCCTAAGTTACTCTGTAGTCCACGCTTCATTCTCTGGTGTGTCGGGGTCATCCTTTACAAAGTGACCCTTAGCTGTACGAGCACGAACCTTTTTACCGGTATTACTTTTTTTAGGGTTAGTACTTAGTAACTCTTGGACCTTACCATCACAGCACCAATAATCTCCGTATGGGTCGAAAGCCGCAAGTACATCACCTAAGCGTGTAGTCACAGCGTCTTCCGTTACAAGATACCCGTGCTCTTCAAGAACATCCTTGTAGTCTAGGAATTTCATTTCTTCTTCTTTCCCATACATTTTCCTACTGCCTTACATTTAAGTGGGGTAGGGCAACCCTTACATGTTTTAAATTTAACTGCCATTATTTCTTACCTTGTGTACCAGCCATTGAGGCACCACAGTTTACGTAACCACCAGCTTTGTAAGCCATGCGTTTCTTAGCCATGCCACCATTTTTCATGGGTCTACCGGACTTATCAGGCCCAGTATTTTTCATTCGCCGCTCCATTCTACGTAGCGTTGCGTCTTGCTTATCTGCCTTGCTCATGGCTTTTAACTTTGCTAAATTACGCTTTGCCGCTGCACTTAAATTAGTACGAGCACTAAGATCACGTATTGCCATAGACAGTTGATTAGGAGTAGGGTTACCATACATCTCACCTGTAACCCTATTAATTCCGTTTTTAGTATCGCCAATCATTTGACCACTAGGCTGTTTTTTTACCTCGCCTACTTTATAAGATTTTCCACCCGGTCCAGCTAAACTAACACCTTTATCTTTACGTGCCGTAGAACTAGCTGTACTTGCAGCTTTTGATGCACGAGATTTATCTTGATCACTAGACAGTTTATTTAAACGCTTTAGTTCAGCACTTTCCTCTTTGGTAATAGTGCCTTTTTCTTCTTTAGTCTCAAGACTTGCAACTCGTTTATTACGGTTAACACGATTTTTATTACGTGTTTCTTGATCGGCAAAAGAAGGAACTGATTTTTTACCTGACTGAACCTTGCCAGCTTTACCCTGCTCAATGTCTTTTTCAGCATTGCCTGTAAACCCACTACGTTCACGACTTCCCGCAACTTCGTTTTTAGTGTCGCTAATAGAACCTGCAGCTTTTTTAGCTTTACTTTTTGCTTCTTTGATTTTTTCTTTCTTGAGTTTTTCCGCAGCTTTCTTTGCAGCTTTTGCAGCTTTTGCAGCTTTTTTAGCTTTAGCGGAAGTACGTGCCGCTGTAGTTAATACACCCATTGTGTTATTCCTTTACCATTTTACTTTATCTGCCCAGTAAGCTGCACTCAACTTACCACGCTTAATGTTCTTTGCATGACGTGCCTTAAAACTTGCACGTTTCTTTTTCATCTTATCTGATTCACCGGACTTTGGCTTACCTGCAGTGCTTGCACCTTGCTCACCAAAGCGAATAAGTTTAATGGTAGTACCTTCTTTAGCAAGTACTGCATGGGATTTCTTAGGGTGCTTAGGTGTACGCTTGGGTTTGTTATACCCACTGAATGTTTCTCCACGATACTCAATAGACATAACGTATCACTTCTTCTGTGTGCCGGGTACAGATGCACCGCAGTTAACATAGCCACCTTTGTTGTAACCCATTTTCTTTTTAGTCATGCCACCTTTAGAATAGCCACTATTTTCTTCACGCATTCTTTCTTTGACCAATGATTTTTCATAATCATCTGACATTTTTTTAATTTTTGGGTTACTACTATACACATTAGTAGTATCTGCTGCATCTGCTGCGTACACCATATTCTGCGCCTTAGTTACAGTCATACCGTACTTCTTTTTAAACTCACCTCGTGTCATTTTTTCATCATGCACCAGATCAATGTCTTTATTTAAGCGAGATTTTAAAGCTTTGGTTGCACCCGGTGCGCTATACTGTTGTGCACCCGCTGCAGTTTTCTTAGTTTTTAAATTAGCCATCTGTCCAACCTTCCATACGCATAGCCCACTCTACGTGCTCTAACGTAAATGATTTACCGTAGTGGGCATCCACTGCAGTCTTTACATAAAATACATCACTATGAGGAATGTGCAACTTATCTAAGTTAC